AATAATTGAGGAACGCGAGTTGCAACACTATTGCAACGACCACGGCACGTGTTACGACCTGGTGACAAAAAGCGGTGACGTAATGCAGCGCATGAGACCGCAATGGCAACAGCTAAAAGAGGCCCGCGCGCGAAAGCAGATCATTATTACACGCCTGGAAAACTGGTTGGGCGAAGCAAAGCCGCCAGTTGACGAAACAGCACAGTTCTTCAATGGCTGAAAAATATTGGTTTGATGAGGAAGCGGCCAACCGCGCCGTGGATTTTATCGAAATGTTTTGTACCCACGTCAAGGGCGAGTTGGGCGGCACGCCGTTTTTGCTTGAGGACTGGCAAAAAAACGACATCATCCGACCGTTGTTTGGTTGGAAACAACAGGACGGGCGCCGCAGGTATCGCACCTGTTACGTTGAAATCCCACGCAAAAACGGCAAATCCAATTTGTCCGCGGCCATTGCGTTGTATCTCTTATTCGCCGACAAAGAACCAGGCGCCGAGGTGATCAGCGCCGCGGGTGACCGTGGCCAGGCAAACATTGTGTTTAACATCGCGCAGGAAATGGTGGCCAACAACGCGGCGTTGTCCAGGCGCGCCAAAGTTTTGCGGACATCCATAGAATACGGCTCAAGCTGGTACAAATCCATTTCCGCCGAGAGTTACACCAAACACGGGCTAAACTGCCACGGCGTGGTGTTTGATGAGCTGCATTCGCAGAAAACGCGCGATTTGTGGGACGTGCTGGTGACTTCTACGGGCGCCCGCCGCCAACCGTTGGTTGTTGCACTTACCACTGCGGGCCACGACCGCACAAGCATTTGTTGGGAAGTCCACGAATATGCAATGAGCGTCAAAACGGGCAAAATTGAGGACGACACGTTTTTGCCTGTCATTTATGCCGCTGATCCTGAAGACGATTGGACCAAACCCGAAACGTGGCAAAAGGCAAACCCAGGGTTTGGCAGCATTTGCAAACGCGAATATTTCGAACAAATGGTGGCCAACGCCAAGTCCAACCCCAGTTTGGTCAATACATTTTTGCGTTTGCACCTTAACATTTGGACGTCAGCGGAAACGGCGTGGATACCAGACGACATTTGGATGAAAGGCGCTGAACCCATACCGTGGCACCGTTTGCCGCAATTGAAGGCGTATGGCGGCCTTGATTTGGCCAGCACGCAAGATTTGACAGCCTTTGCATTGCTTTTTAGGGACGACGAACAAGACCGTTTTTACCTGGTCGTCCACCAATTTGTCAATTCAGAAAAGGCGCACAGCAAAAAATTGAGCGCGGGCGTTGATTACATTATGTTTTCGCGCGAAGGCGACCTAACATTAACGCCTGGCAACGTCACCGATTATGACATCGTTTACGCGCACATTATAGAACAGTGCAAGCAATACGACGTGCAAACGATTGGCTATGACCCGAAATTTTCGGCGTATTTGGTGCCAAAATTGGAAAATGAGGGCGTGCAAATGCACCCCATGGCGCAGAACATCACCACAATGAACGGCCCAACCAAAGAATTTGAAATGCAGGTAATGAGGGGAAACATTATACACGGCGGCAACCGTTGCCTGCGCTGGCAAATTGGTTGTGCCGTGGTGTATGTGGACGTCAATGAAAACAAGCGAGTGACAAAAGAAAAGGTTGATAGTCGCAAGGTCGACGGTGTAATCGCGTCAATTATCGCAATGAACGAATACATGCATTGTCAATTAAATGATGATGACATTATGTTGGAAATCTTTAATTTGTAGCGCGCGCGCGCAATATTTGTACAATGGCCACCCTGGGGGAACGTCTACGCGGCCTTGTCCGCGGCATTGCGTCGTATCAAGACACGACGCCAAGCCAACATTTCAGCATGTGGCCAACGGTCGCAGGCGGCATTGCAGTGACCGAAAAGGGCGCATTGCGCATTTCTACGGTTTATGCGTGCATCAACAAGATTGCGTCAACCGTGGCCGCACTTGATGTTGACGTGTACACCCGCGACGGGCAACGCGTTGACGTGGCCAACATGCACCCCGCACACCTTTTGATCAAGGAACCAAACACGGAAATGACCGCGTTTGAATTTTGGGAACGCCTGGTGGCTGAGGCTTTGACCTACGGTTGTGGTTACGCCATCATTGAGCGCAACAACCGCGGTTATGGCGAACGCCTGTTGCCCGTTCATTACAACGACGTTGAAGAACGCGAAAACAACGGGTCCAAATATTACGCTGTGCACAATTACGGCGTGGTGATGCCTGAAAACATGCTCGAAATTTGCAACCTGCAACGCATGTCACCTATTCAGTTGCACCGCGAAAACCTCGGCTTGGCTAAAGCGGCACAGGATTTTGGAAGCGAATATTTCGGGCAAAAAGGGCAAATGACGGGTGTACTTGCCAGCGACCAACCGTTGCGCAAGGAACAAATGGACGTCATTCAAAATTCGTGGAACCAATCCACGATGAACGCAGGCACCAAGTTGTTGCCGTTTGGCTTCAAATACCAGCGAATCACTATTACCCCCGATGAGGCGCAGTTCATTGAAACGCGCAAGTTCCAAGCAGAAGAAATTTGCCGCATTTTTAGCGTGCCGCCGTCGCTGGTTCAATTGCCGCAACAAACGACATTCAACAACGTCGAACAACAAAACTTGATGTTTGCGCGGCATACAATTGCGCCGTGGGTGAAACGCATTGAACAAGAAATCGACCGCAAGTTGATTCAGAGTTATGAGCGTCCCGATGTGTACAGCCGTTTCAACATGAACGATTTGTACCGCGGCGACCTCAACGCGCGGGCCAATTTTTACCAGCAAATGCTACAAGCTGGTGTTTTCAGCATCAACGAAGTGCGCGCCAAAGAAAGCATGAACCCTGTTGAAGGGGGCGACGTGCATTTAGTGCAAGTGAACACCCTTGCCCTGGATCGTGTCGGCGCGTATTCTGACAAAATTTCGAATGATGAGCAACAAACAACATGAAATAAACAACGCTGAAAAACGCACCATGGGCACCATTGAGGTGCGCGAGGCCGACACCGACGAATTGGTGTTGGAAGGCTACGCAGCGGTGTTTAACAGTGAAACGGACTTGGGGCCATTCCGCGAAGTAATCAAGCCTGGCGCATTTAGCGACGTACTAACTAACGATGTGCGCGCGCTAATCAACCACGACGCCAATTTGATTTTGGGCCGCACAAGCAACGGCACGTTGGAATTGGAACAGGACGAACGCGGTTTGAAGTACCGCGTAAAATTGGGAAATCAGACGTATGCACGCGACTTTTACGAATCAGTAAAACGCGGCGACATTTCGCAATCGTCATTTGCATTCACGATTGAAGAAGAAAGTTGGAACGAACAGAGAACCGTTCGCAGCGTCAACAAGGTGCGGCAACTGTTGGACGTGTCCCCCGTGACATATCCAGCCTATGCAGCCGCCACGGTGCAGGCCCGTGACCAACAGCCTGAGACGGAAGCGGCACCAGCGCCAGAGGTGGAAACGCCAAAGGCAGAGGCGCCAAAACAGGATACAAAAACCCGTGGCAAAAATCGCCACACATCATTTTCAACTATGACAACAAAAGACATGGTGGGTTTGCGCCAAAAGCACTACGAAGAACACGTGGCGTTGACCCAAAGCGCGGACAAAGAGGGCCGCGAATTGACCGCCGAAGAACGGTCACGTTTGGATTTCTTGGAAACGGAAATCGACAGCCTGGACGAGCGGGTGAAGCGCCGCAAGGCACAAGAAGAAATGATCACGCGCCAAGCACAAGTTGGCGTTGTGGGAAGCAGCGAACAAAAAGAAATTGACCGCGTGAACCGTCGTTTCTCATTGTCTCGCGCAATCTTGGCGGCTTACAACCAAAAGCCTTTGGAAGGCGCTGAAGCTGAATGGCACCAGGAAGCGCGCGGCGAAGCCGCCAAGGCTGGCATTCCAATGAGCGGAAACGTGGGTATCCCCGCCAAGGCACAACAGCGTGCATTGGGCGATGCCGACGAGCACGCCGCTTCGACGGGTTCAGGCTCTGCCTTCGTTCCTACCATTGTGCAATCAGCGGTTGAAGCGTTGTGGGCGCCATCTGTTGCCCAGCAAGTGGGCACCACGGTGATCACGGGCGCAACTGGCAACCTGATTTTCCCAAAGACGAAGACCAAGCCCGTTTTGTCTGCTGACATTGCGGAAGGCGGCAACAACAGCACTTCAAGCCTTGAGCTGGAAAGCGTTACGCTGTCACCACGGCGCGCGTCTTACTACACGCAATTGACGCAACAACTGATGTTGCAGGGCGGCAACGTTGATGAGTACATCAGCCGTCAATTGGCAAATGGTATCAACCAACGGATTGATGCCGCATTTTTTGCCACCGTGTTGGGTGCAAGTGGCGTGACCGACAACAGCAGCGCAGGCGCTGACACTACTTTGGACGCCGCATTGGTGTACGCAATGGAAAAGGACTTGTTGGCTAACTACGCAAACCTTGACGGTGCTGTGTGGGTGATGTCACCGAAAGCCCTTGAGTTGTCACGCAGCGAAGCAGCGGTTTCAAGCGTTTCAGCATTGCACGACGGTGGCCGTTTTGCTGGTTACAACTACTACAAAACCCCACACGTGGCGGACACGGACAACAACGCAGGCGATGGCGTCGGCTCTTGTGGTCAATTGATTTTTGCCAACTTCCAACAATCCGCTGTCATGGCGTTGTTTGGTGGTTTGGACATCTTCGTGGACCGCGCGGGCGCTTTGGCGGTGTCTGGTGAAATGAACATTCACCTTAACCGTTACTACGACTGTGATGTGACGAACGCAGCCGCAATTTCAATTTGCACGGACTGCGCATAAATGAGTGAGTTGGGGAACCCTGGGGATGGCCTGGGGTTCCCTTAATTTTCTGTGAAATGGTTGTAAATCGCCCCACACCGACGACGGCAACGGACAT